ATCTGTCCAGGGTGTCCATCGGTTAAAATGGAGTCACCCACCTCGCCTTGATGCGGACGGTACGAGGACGTCCAGCACGCTCCAAGTGCCTCCCATCATCGCGAGCCAAAGACCCACGCTTAAGGAAGAACTTGAGCAGGGCTCCGGGTCCATCAAGAGGATCTCTTGGTGAACTGGAAGAGACGACATAAGCCTTAACCAAAGGCCGATGAAGCCTCTCGCATTGCCTATCACAGGAATATCCTAGATAGGAGTGGCGACCCAAGGCAGAGGATGTCGGAAGAACGTTTGGAAAATACGGAAGTATTTTCTTAATCCGTTCGTCCAACCATTTCGTAGTATCCCATGCACCAGCTTGGTATAGCTGGTTGCGAAGTGATACGAGAGAAATGACCTCTGTAGCGTGCTGCCGGCGCAAGGGGAACATATTACGGACCTTGACAATTGAAACGTCATGGCCCGAATAGTACTCCTTTCCGCAAGACTCTCTGAATCTTCCGATCCAGAAAGACTTACGTAGACCAACCTTTGCACCGAAGTGCTCTAGAAGGTCAACGACGGTATGCACATAATCCACGGGAACGATAAGATCGTCTCCGTAGACACGCACGCTACCAAGAAATCGAGTAAAATCCGACTTCTTGGTAAACCGGCATCCTTGCTCTTTCTCTATAGCGAGGAAAATGATGGTAAGGAATACCATCGCCTCGAAAGGGAAACAAAGAGCAGAACCCATCGACGCGAACTTGGCTAGGGGTATAACCCCATGACCAGGAACAGAGGCCCGTTCTGAGCGGCATGCAAAAACACCCTTCCGCGTGAGCGGATGGGCAGCAAGCAGCTCATGAACGAGCTTAGCTGACACCCTATCGGAAGCCTCGCTAAGGTCTAGCGTGGCTAGGTCCCCTGAAAAGGAACCAGACTGAGCCAAGAGCTGGTTAGGTTCTTGGGAATCAGTACCGATAAAATCGTTCAAGTAACTTGAACGAATATGTGTATCTATCGACTCGAGCAATCCCTGCTGTACATATTGTACAGAGGACGGCTCTATCGCAATGATACGGGGTGTCTTCTGCGTCTTCGGAACCGAGACTACCCTTGAGGGTAGCTCGGACTCGGGTTCCAGGAAGTCGATCTCGTCATAGCAGTCGGCAACATGCCGAACGCTAGGATAGAGGAAGTCTCCAACGTGGAAAACTTCCTCCAGACGAGAGGTCCAGTAGCGTGAGCGGTACTTACCATTACTGGTAAGCCGCTCAGCAACCGCTCCAGGACCATGCTTTGGAACTATTCGACCGTTATAGATATCACTATCTACACGAGAGAATAGAGCTCCAAAAAGCAAACGACCCATACGACCGAATTCAGAAAGATCAGAATCCGGAAGAATGGAGTCATGCCAATCGACCTCCTTATCACATTGGATATATTCGGACATCGCAGTGCGCTCCCTCTCAGGAGTGCACGGCAAAAGCATCTTGCTAAAGATCAAAGTCAATTGTCTTATAGCATAGATGCTTTCTATGTCTGGATCATCCAAAAGGATGCCAGTACCAGAATCAAACACAGACTCCATGAAACCTCTCAAAAATGAGGGGAGACATGATCCCGTCTTTCGAAAAGAAAGAAAGGATTTGGGAGTAACCATCCCCTGGTCAAGACAGTGTTGAAAGTCTTTTCCAAAGGAAGGAAGGGTTATCGTGAGAAACGACAAACCCTCGTGTTTGGTTCGACCTAGGACGGTATTAATGTCCTTGGTGGTGCTAGTGCCGCATCGTCTAGCCATTTCAAGGGCTAGACACTGCCAGAGTGATATCAGGCTTTTCATAAATCCTCCTAATAGAGGTATTTATCCTTAGCCTAGTCACACTGAAGGTTGGCGAGACTAGAGTATAAACCCTAGGATCGCCAGGCCCAGAACAAGCCCACCACCAGCAATTATGCCAAGCACAAGAAGCAAGGCAATGAATTGCGTATTGGTGGTAGCGTGGTGATAATCGTAGTCACCGCGTTTCATGCAACCTCCTGTTTCAATGCAGGATCCCCTACGCGGGGTCCGTGCGAGCTCATCTAGAAGCGTTTGGAGTGGATTCTTAAGTATTTAGCTTAAGACTCCCCACCAATTGCCTTTTCGACGAGGGCATAGGACGAAGCTGAGCAGAGGCCAACAAGGCCTTCCACCAGTTTCTTCGCTTCGGCAACAGTAAATCCTGCTGTCGGGCGATCTATGACCAAGTAAACAGACATTGAAATTTCCTGTTTCTTGGTTTCTTCGTACGGATTAGTTGCGAGCTTGCTCACGTCGATTCGCACAAGATGGCGCTTACGGCTGCTATTGGATTCCTGAGTGGAAACCGTTAGCTTAGTAAGGCCATCAGAAGTCTCATAGATGGATTTGAAATCTCCACTTGAAACACGTGGAGCTGTCACTTCCGTCCCTGCGGCTTCTTTGAATTTCTGCGGATCGGTCAGTGCCATTAGGCACACTCCCTACTGTGGCCAACATAGCCACGGTTGATGTTTGCAGTGATCTGCTACAACGACCGGGTTATACCCAGCGCTGCAGTAATAGCAAGTTGAGTGGGTGACAAGCCCTCCCAACCAATGCTAAATCCAAAGGGAGATGCGGGGACACGCCGCTTAGTGACCGTTTCATGGCCACTAGCAGTGGGTCCTGCCCACAATTTCTCGCCTTTCTTTCCAGAAAGGTAGAAATCATTGCAGGCTACAGTTACTCTTTCGATGGATTCTTCCATCATGTAACCGTACCGCATAACTTGACCGGCTAGTCCGAAGTTGGTGACGTTATTTATAACCTCACCTGCATTCGAGAACCAGTCGACGGCCCAGCTCCACGGCGTCAGCTCCCACAGAATATCGGGGGAGAGCGCAAGTCCGAAGAGTTGATCGGCTTCAGAGCCGAAACCAAGCGCCTTTCGCCAGCTGTCAGTTGACGAAGGTAGCGCATAGGTAAACAACCCCTCGAACCAGCGTTTTGTTTCCCTAACCAAGGAAACCTGATACACCGGATTCGGACTTGCAACGTAAAATGAAGAATGTATCCCATTACCGGGATACGGTCCTTCTTCTACAGCAAGTGTTTTAACGAATCGCGACGATGGATAATCAAACCTCCTATGAGTATTCCGCCCTTCACCACCGTGATATGAGTTCATCACGTCACGATGATGTCGGGCGGCGTCTACTACGTCAGAGACTTCACGACGCAGAGGCGCCCAACCAAATTGATAGTTGAGATACTCAGAACCAAGTCCCTTAAGGAACTTGGTCTTGGCCTTCCACTGCTGCACACCTGGGGGAGATGGAAATCTCTCTCGGATGAGTTCAGCGAGTGTTGTGCCAAGTTGGGAGGCAGGGTTAACAGGGCTGGCGTAGCTGATAGCGTTGGTACCATCTTTGCTCATTTGCGATTCATTTTTATCGCCAAATTGAGCATCGATGTTACTATAACCAACGTTTTTCATCTGCGTCGTGGACGGAAAGTTTATTCGCAACGGACCGGTATAATAGCTTTTCCGGCTCGATGAATAAGCATCCGTGACATGACCCTCTATAAGAAAGGGTCTGACGTGGCTCGTGTAAAACGGACCACCCTCATGGTAGGCACCGGATTTACGGTCCCTCCTATGGCTCTGTGAAACAGTAATCTGTTTCCCGTACTGCCCGGATTCGACACCATATCTCAATTGAATATGGCCCTCTGGTTCTTTTGCAACATTAGAAACAGAGGTGTCGATGAGAATAGGATATTTCCTTTCTCGTATCCCGGCAGACGACATCGTCGGAGCTCCCTTCTTTAATGGCGGTTACCCACCATAGTGGATGATGCACTGCAGGCCCCCTAGGTAGG